TAGAGTTTTCTTACTTGAGTTGTCCCTGAAGTATTAAAGTACGCTACATATACGATACCTGAATTATCAACTACCACATCTTGTGCATGTCCAACATCCGATAATGACCATGCCACCACACCAGATGCATAAAATCTTCTAACTGATATTGTGTTAACAGCATTATCATATGCCACATAAACATTACCAAATTGATCGACTGCTATGCCGCGAGGTTGTGATATTTGAGAATTAACCCAAACTTGGTTCCCTGATGAATCGAGCTTTCTGACCGTATTTTCACATGCTACGTATACATTCCCTAATGAATCTACAGCTACCCCATAGGCATACCCAATATCAGTTTTCGCCCAAATTTGAACACCCGACAAACTGAGTTTTCTAACTGATGTCGTTCCTACTGCGTTATAATATGTGGCATAAACATTGCCCGATGAGTCCACGGCAATTCCCTGAGCAGATGCTAAGTCAGATAAGGCCCAAATTTGTACACCAGACGAATTCAACTTCCTTACTGTTGTTGTTCCTGCTGATTGACGGTACGCTACATAAACATTGCCCGAAGAATCTACTGCAATATCATAGGCATACCCAATATCAGTTAATGTCCATACATCTGCGCCTGAAGAATTAATCTTTTTTACTACAGCATCGCCAGAAGAATTGTAGTATGCTGCATAAACATTACCCGACGAATCTACCGCTACTTTTCTCGCCCCTGCTGCAGAAAGATTAGACCAAATCTGACCGCCTAAAGAATCGAACTTTCTTACATATCCGTATGCCACATAGACATTTCCTGACGAATCAATAGCTATACCATAAGCACTTGGTGTATCTGTCTTCGCCCAAATTTGTACACCTTGTCCTCCTGACGAAACTGCTAGATTATCATCCCTGATAATTGCCCCAACTTTATAGGGATTTGTACCAGTTATTTGGCCAGTATCAACGGTTGCTGTTGTTCCAAGGTAAAGATCAGTTGGGCTTGCGTTTCCACCACCTCCTTTACCCTGTACAATAAAATTTCCGCTCACTGATTCGTACTTTAGGGAGTAGGTAGTATTTGCCCTGAAATTAGTTACAGCATTGCCTAGTGAATCAAATACTGGCTTAACACCCAAACCATTTACATTTATGTCTGTGGCTGCGGTTCCCGCTACTTTTACTTTTACCGCTAGCCCCATCCCATCAACATAGTTCGTGGGCGCTGGGTTAAGTGTTACTATTAAATGATTGGCAGTTCCAGTATCTACTGCATAACCTGGTTGTCGCACATAATCGGCCTGATGTACACCAAAGGCATCCGATAAACCCTTAACTGTTTCGGTTGTTCTACCGAGACCGGCTAAGTTAACAATTGCATCAAAATTTCCTTTAACCGTTTCGGTTGTCCTTCCTGCTCCCGAAAGGTTAATTATCGCATTGGCCAAAATACCTACAGTATCCTTTAATTGCCCTTCGGCATTTGACAACTTAATATCAAGTAATGACCCATCTGGAATTTGCCCTAGCGCTGTACTATCAATCGCCACCTTTAAAGCGTTAAGAATCGCTTGCACTGTTGTTCCTGATAATCCACTAGGGGGTACAGCACCAACCGATGCGCCACCAACTGTAGTAGCAAGAGCTGTTTTAAAATCTTCAACGGATTTTAAACGTGAAACAATCGCTTCTACGATACTCTGCACATCGGCATGTTCCCCTATTTCCGCAATAGGAGTCATAGCAACATTATTAGCCCCACTATCCCCATCCATTACGGAATTAAGAATACCGACAACCACATTTAAGAATAACCGCAATTCTTCTGTGCGGGCATTCATATTCTGCTTGGTTTGCAATGGGGTCCAGTTCGGATAATCGGACTCTGCTGTAAAATCAAAATCAAAAGTATCTTTAGTAGGAAATGTCATCTTATCTCACTTCCCTGATCGTATTGTACAATTAATGAAATAACACTCATTCCTTCATCTAAAACATTATTCGAGAATCTAAATTGAAAGTAATTAGCACGCTTTGACATGCGTTTTTTTCGGACCACGGGATAAAACGATGTATTAAATGTGAAATTTTCAAAGCAAAATCCAACAAAACTAAATGCCGTAGTTGGCATTGCTAGAATAACATCACTATTACTTCCACGAGATCGGAAAGAAAGAAGCGTAGAAGATCGATTCAATGGTTTCGAGATAAGATCAACTTTGCTCAAAACCTTCATCATTGTTGGAGTTCCCGCATGTTCTTCTTTTAGATCATACCAAGAATCAATTTCCTCTCCATCATCATTGGCCAAAAAGGGATCAAATCGATAGACTAAACCTTCTGTGTTACTGCCAAAGCAAAGAAAACCGTCTATTACAGCAAAACACGATGCTGGAATGTTGGTGTCAAAAAGCCATGCGTTTAACTTGTAGTCCCAAACATAGCAGACATCATTAACGCACAAGCCGTAATAACCATCAAAATTATAGGATATAGCATTATTCAAATTAGGCTGAATAAGTATGCCGATATCCGTTCTGCCTGAACCTGATTTATTCACAAGATCACTGATATCGCTAACTGATAACCGATTATTAACCGTTGTATTACTTTGAACTTGCATTACTCCATCGGTAGTAGAAGCGCACACGACTGAATTATCAATTTCCTGGATACTACCTGGTATGTCTGAGCCTTTTTCTAGATTAATGTCAGAATAAGGGAAATACGGATAAGTGTCTCCCTCTTGATATGAAAGATAACCATGCCCCTTACTATGAGATACATAAAGCAAGTCATAGATATGAGCTAATCCTGAAACATTACCAGGAATTTTTTGCCACCCATCATCCGGAAAATAGTCAGCGTTGTAGTTACTGCCATACAATCGACTATGAAATACTTGGTCGGGGAAATTAGGATTACCGGAGAAGAATACGGTGGCGCTTGTCTTTCCTCCGTATACTTCAGCAATAGTGCAATTGAGAATATATTCAGGATTACCCAAAGAAGCCTTAAACGCAGTAATTATGACGTTATTCGTCCCTGTTGTTGGTGCGGTATTAAAAGTTACTACACCAGTTGTCCTATTAACCGTAAAATCAGTGTTTTCAACAAGTATTGTTCCGTTGACCACTGCAATAATGGTTGTTGAATCTAGACTTGCGTAAGGAAGAGTATAAGCTGTTGCTGTCCCATCAGCAGAAAAGGCAACACTGAATCCCGCTGAAAGCAAATTAAACCGTTCATTTGTTGTGCCGAAATTAGGCGCACCTGTAGGACTCCGACCAATCAGAACAAGAGGATTATAAGCGTAACTCCTTACATCGCTCACAACAATACCGTCGAACGAAATAAAATCCGTTCCGTTAAGCATATACATAACATCTGCCAACACAAAAAAAGAAGCCTTAGAATTTGCTAGGCCACTTTTTATCAGAACGGGTTGGTCGGAATCAACTTGGGTATAGAGGTTTGTTCCCCATGCGATTATATTAAATTTCGTTCCATCAGCTTTAATGTATTGGAATAAGCCGTTAATTTCCCCCATACCCAAAGAAGCAGGAAACACGCGCTTATATCCCGGTCTTTTTCCTATAGTACCATCACGAACACGTACATTTTGACATTCAGGAGTTTGCTTCGCGACAATGAGGGAAGGATTATCACGATAATTTAATCCCCCTGAAAAATCCTGATAGATAAGTTGTCTTGAGGTATTAGGGAAACTGCTCATCTTAATTTGCGCCATTCTCTCACATCCTCACGAAGCTACCAATTGCTAGTATTAATAATTCCCGTTCCCGGATCACCGATTTTGGGTTTCATTTCGGTTAAAAAAGAATCAAAACGATTAAGCAACACGATGCCTAAACTCTGAGAACCAGTTGTAAACAACCATTCGCCAGCACAATAATAAGCTAAATATCGATGGTATCGTGAATCTATTTCTGGAACATCCGTATCAAGAACTAATTCCATTGGGCGTTTGTTGTAATAAATGTAAAATGTTCCATCATAATCGGAATCTATAACAATGTTACTGCTTTCGATTGTGTAATCAGTGAAGGGTTTTCTGTTGTTGTAACTATCAAGGAATATTACGCGGTTTATGCCGCTAAAATCTTCAGGTAAAGGATTTAATATCAATCCTTCATCCGAAGAAGTTTGGACTATGGTGAGCGAAGTTTCAATTTTGTCTCTTTCTGTCCATTTATTTAATGCGGTATTCAAGAAATCATTAAAGGCTAATTTAAAGTCTGCTATATCCGAGGCCGGCAATGGTACACCATCGGCACTATAGCTATTTACCAACTTTAGGGCAAGATCGCGTATTTCTGAGAGATTCAAACCAATCCCTCCTAAATATCCAGAATCAATACAGCACAACTTGTCCCAGTTGCATTCGAGATAACACTAAGGTTACCCTTGACTGTAAATTTATGTTGCAACGTCTGTCCTGCCGGAACCAGGAACCCGTTTGCCGCTGTTGCTGTCGTTGTTGGGTTGAAGTATAGGGGTTGCGCCCCCGTGTTACTTATCATGCAAGGTCTTCCGTTTACCGGAACGCTCTGTGCTACTGCCACCAGGTTTGCTATTGACAGAACGTCTACCGCTCTTGGACAATGACCCATTTGTTGCATCCTCCTTTGATTTAATTTCCTTAGACTCTGTATCCTTCGCGATTGAACGCAGGGCCTCAAGAAGTTGAGTAAATAGTTCGTTTGTTTTTCTTATTTCCGAGCGAATATCATAAAGTAGTTGTCGATCCGTTGTGTTGAATTGCATTTGTTCCTCTAACATGATGAATCCCCCAATAAATAAGAGAGGGAATTAACCCTCTCCCGAATTATGCTTGGAATATTGCATTGAGTTTAGTCTTCATCTCATTTACGAGTGCGACTACTGCATCAAATTCAGCTTTGGTAGGCGCTGATCCTGCTGCTACTACGGCATCTGCCGAGGCTACTTTTGCGGTTTTATCGAGTTTTAATTCGTCTAGATTAGTTACTCCCATAAGAAATTCACTCCTTTAAAATAGGATAAGGCGAGCATTTCTGCCCGCCTATTTGACAACTAATTATTGGGTAAAGGATGAAGCTCCTGCCAATCCAGGTGCGGAGCATAAAATCGTTCTCCAATTGTTAGGAGCTGCAGCATAGCGACTTCTGCCAGCAAAAATATTAGCATCCGTGTTTTCATCAATGTATGACTTGGTGGTTAATGGAATACGATCAAGCCATACAAGGGCCTGATAAGCCTCATTAAAGGCACTGTCGAGGAGAAACCACGTCTCTAGTCCAGCGGTTGTTCCTGCATAAGCTGTTAGATAAGGACTAATTACCACATTCCAACGCCCATACTGGTAATTGTAAGAGTTATTTGCGGTTCCAGGAACACCATCAGCCCCGATAGCCTCAAAGACTAACTTCTTAATGCTTGCTTTGTCCGGAATTACAATTGTATCAGGGGATACTGTCAAGATGTTGCCATCATCATCCTTGAAATAGTGCATTTTCTCTTCAGCATAACCAAGGTTGTCATAACTGAAGGCTCCGTTGTAAAGATTTGATTGAACTGCGGTTCCACCGGTTTTAGATGGATGGTCAACAGCAAACATGGCTTTTCCGTCAGCACCGGAAATATCGAAGTTTTTCCCACCAAAATTCATCGTAGCAGAGTTACCGTTGTTGATGATTCCTGAGGCAAAAAGTTCACGAGTACGATTATACGAAAGCATAAATGCGGTAGCTCGCGATTTTACCTTACCGATTTTTGCATCTTCAACCATCTCCTGAGTAACGCTAAATTGATTCTTCCAAGTTTCAGGTTCAATAACCTTACTGTAACCCTCTTGGAAAGTGGACTCGGGATACTTTCCATTCTCGCCTACGGGCTGGAATACACCGAGACTTGTCTCAATTGTGTACTTATTGGCGAAATCTTTCGTTTCGTCTTTAAAATACACTTTGTCAATAATGGACATCTTTTGGAATGCCTCTTCTTGTTGTTCTAGCATCATTTTAATTGGCTCTTGCGATTTTCCGAAAATGCTGTCGTTTACTCCCGAAGCTTTACTAAAAATCATGAAAATTCATCTCCTTAATTTTGTACATAGAAAAAGAGCCTCCAAAATGAAGGCTCTTACTGGTTCTTATGGGTTAATTAGAATTAACGGCGGAAATATCCTTGGCAAGATCCACCGCCCGTTGCTCCGTCAGTGTAGGAAAGTTCAAAAACTCCACTTGCGGTTGTAGCTGTAACCCTAGCTCCATCGGTTTCAAGAGTTACCTTCGAGCCAATGAGAGTATTAGCCACTGTTGCACTTGCGGTTGTGGCAAAACAGTCTTCCTCGGTAATTCGAGTAACGGGAATTGGTTTTGTACTCGTTGTCTCTGCCGCCTGAGTGCGTTCGGCGATAAATTCAGGGGTTGCAGTAGCTCCACATTTAGTTAACCGTCCATTAGTTTGGATTAATGCTTCTCCACGAGTTGAACCCTCTCCATCGGTTAACAGGTAAAACTCAAACGGTTGCACATCTCCGCCGAGGCTTGATACACGTTGAAACATTGAAAATCATCTCCTTATTTTTGGCTCTTTTTATAATGAGCCTTGTACTCATCCATGGTCTTACCTGGATTAAAACGCTTGTACATCTCAAGAACATCGTCCGGTATCCTTGTTGTATCAACTTCAGAACCACTGCCATTGCCGCGAACATGCCCCTTGCCCTGAATGTTATTAAGAGTTGCCTGTTTGGCGGCATCAGTTTGTTTGGCTAAAATTTCCTTTCGATTAACCACATAATAGGCCTCTGTAAGGCTTAAACCTGTAGAACCGTTTTTCCATTTACTCCAAACTTCAAGTGGAACATTGGCAACCTCTTTTATTTCGGGATACTCTTGCCGCAGTTCATTAAAGTTACTAACTAAAAAGTTATCTTCCTGCGCTCGAATAACGGCTTGCTCATAAGCCTTCGCATTCTGGATTGCGGGATGATTTTCGATTAAGTTGTTTATTAGATCTGGATCAATACCTTTGGCTTGATATTCCTCGCGCCTTAAAGCCTCTTCGAATTGAGCTACCGTGTTTAAGCCGTGAGACTTCCCGTACTTTTCCGCTACGTCCGCATCGGAATATATTCCGTATTGCCCGTATTTTTTGGCAATTTCAATATCCCTTTGCCTCATAGTTTCAAGTTCTACGGCTCGTCGTTCAGCGGCCTCTACTCTTCGTCTTGCTTCTGCAAAAGCGCGATCTTGCTCAGGAGTTTGCCTTGGCTGAGGGGCGGGATCAGCAACACTATCATCGGTGTCGGTTACGCCTCCGGTTGGCTCTCCTGATTCTGTGGATGAAGTTTCTGTTGGTGTTGATTCTGTTGTTGACTCAGTTGAGGTTGATTCTTGGGGTGTAGCGGCTCCCCCTCCTGCGCTATCAAGTTCATCCATAAAAGGACGTAAGTTCTTCAAATTAAAAAAATTAAACATTACATTATCTCCTTTGCGTATACGTGCGCCCACGAAATACCTGTCTACTTCCAGGAGTCAGCCACTACTAGGCATAGAAAAAGGGAGGCCCGTATTGCCTCCCCAACTTATAAAATTAAATTTACTTACCGGAACCGGAGCGAAGATCGTTTCCTGTTTTCTTGACAGGAGCAGGATTTTTCTTGTTCATGTTAAGAGCTTCTACATATCCTGCACTGTTTTGAGGGATGGAGAATTTTAAGTTTTGACTGTTTTTTGCCATGGTTAATCACCTCGCTTTCGATATGAAAATGACATAAAAATAAGACGTTACGAATAACGCCATCTGTCAGCCTGTAGAATCAATGAATTTTAAGTCTTTAATAGGTATCTTTTGAGGGGATACATAGCTTTTACTTCTAGCTCTATGGGTATAGGCAAAATAACCGTCTTTATCCTTTCCTACGCTGCAACCGTATTTAACACCGTTTTTGGTAATAGTCCTGCTAACTTCATCAAACTTTTTTCCTTTAGACATCAACAGCCACCCAATTTTCAGCGAATAATTCAATCATCGTTTCTTTCCAGGGTACTCTACCGAAACGGCTTTCGACGTATAAGTAGGGAGCTGTCATTTTACTATGTTCATCAGGGTATTGAACTTTTATTACTACATCCGGTTGCCATTGTGGAAGCCTCATGCCCTTACCTTGTTTCACTTGCTCTAATGCTTCTCCAAAATTCATAATTACTTCTTCCCTTTCTTGCTTGCAGTTTTTTTACTAGGCTTACCTTTCTTTGGTGGCATCCCAATACCAGGCATTGCCTTCGCTAACATGATGTCAATTTTAAGAGCTGGCTTTTTGCCCTTGGGTATAGATTCCTTTGGCATTTTTCCTTTACCCATTTTTGCACCCATAGCATCTTCGGGATTCATCATTGGCGCTTTGGTTGATGTGTTAACCTTTCCTTTTGGTTTTTGTTTCGGATTTACCTTTGCCTTTGTTTTTGCCATATCATTTACCACCTTTCACTTTCTTCGACTTAGAACTACATTTCGCCACCTTGACCGCCCCCTTGTATTAATTGTTGAATAAATTGAATCTTTGCTTCGTCAGGCATAGCCATAAACTGCTGTTGTTCTTCTTGTGTCATATTCGCCATAGCTTGCTGTAGGACTTGGCGCACTTGGTCTTGAGGGTTTGCTCCGCCCTGCGGTTGTTGCCCTCCTGTAGGCTGTCCTTGTGGCCGTGAGGGCATTTGCTGTTGCTGAGGTTGAGGCTGTCTTGGCATAGGTATAACTTGTCCCATTTGATCAGGCCGTCCTCCTTGAGATTTAATGCCAATCTTCTGCAATATTTGAGACTGAGCATCAGGCATCAAGTCTTTGTACGACACGGTTATCTTAGGCATATCGACAGGATTTTGAGATGCTGTTTGCATTTGCTGGGTAATGCCATCGAGGATTGCCTTTGCGCCAGGATATTTTTGGGCAACCATTTGGGTCCAAAACGCTGTGGCCGCAGGAGTTGGGTTATAAGCTCCGTACTTCAACATTTCTGTTGCTTGAGAGAATAACCACATTTTATCCCTTGGGAGTCCTGCACCTGCATCGGCATTAAATACAAAATCAGTATTGTAGTAAAGATCGCCAGCCTTATCTCGAACCAAGAAAGCATACTTATTGAAATCCCCATAGTTGTCTTGACCATTTGCATCCTTGGTTACATACGGCCTTAGTTCGTCATAAAATGCCAGCTTAAATTCAAACATGATTTCGTATAACTCTTTAAATGCAACATACTTATTAGCCTCTTTAGAGCGCAGGCGACCACTTGATTGATTAACCTGAATCTGTTTAGCAACTCCACTAACAGCCGTTGAATCCGCTTTTCCTTGGAAAGTGTTTGTTATGCCGAGAGTAGATTGCGCAGCTTTATATTGTTGTTGAGCGAAGGCAAGGTCGTTGCTAATATCGGCCTGAAGAGTCTTAACGCCTAGAGCATTTAACTCAGCTTGTGATCCCCTGATAACTTTGTACAACTCATTGCTAAGGTCGAATCTATGTCCTTCTAAAGCTGTTACAATGGCACTTCCACGCATGATTTTTTCTTCAATGGTAGATACAACCTTTTTGTAGGCATCCTGCTGATCCCTAATTACATCAACGTCCGACTGACCACCAAAAGAAAAATTTAACGGGATATTTTCACGAACAATCAGAGGATAACGTGTCGGTTTGAAGTAAGGAACCTCAGTTCCTACAGGTAATACTTCTCCGCTTGCAAGGGTTATTTCACTAGCAAGAGTTTCATATTCCTCTATCTTCCCTTCAATGCGACGAGCGAAGAAATCAGGAAGGTCTTCTAAAACCTCATTATCGCACCACACAAACTTGGAAACTTCGCCATCTTCATTTTTGTACCAACACACAATTTCCGTCACCATATCAGGATTATTTGGCTGCCCGCTTTTACCATCCAAATAATTTAACTCAGGGAACTGTTCTGTTTCATTACCCAAGTCAACGTCATAGCGTTTCTTGATGAATGATTTTGTGACTGACGAAAGAATGAAGAAGTAATCCATCTTTTGCAATTCAAATACCCCAGGTTGAGGAATGATGCGTTTAGGGTGAATAGATTCTATGGTTAATTCACCGCGGTAAAGATGATGCTTAAAGTCGGGATTCCAACCTACTAACATTGCCGAAAAACCTTGAACCGGAGTAATGCGCTCATTAACATCATTAATTGCGGTTATTCCTAGCTCGGTTATGTCTGATGTCAGGCTATCCTCAATCATAGATGCTTGCGCTTCATATCCTGGCAGTTTGGTACGTACAGAAGGCTGAGGGATAGTTGCGTCTACATTAGTCTCTATGAATTCAAGCACTAGGTTGACAACATTGTTAGACTTCTTGGATGGGCCTTTTTTGCTATTAATGTTTTTGTCTACGTCATGAGTACCAAGGTAGATTGCTTCTCGCTCATCACGAAGGGTTAAAGTCGCTTCCGATAAGGCTAAACTCAATTTATCTTGCCAGTCTTTTAGACGAATGTTTTGCTTTTGTTCATCCTTTGCGGATTTTACTTTGTCCTTTATCGCACTCACCACTTTATTGCTAAAATTTTTAACTTTATCAATCAAGGTTCATCACATCCTTAAAAATTGACATTTAAAAACACCCCGAAGGATGCTTTGATGTTCATATCTTTTAATGATAGATACCAATCTTGCTAAGTATATAATTTCTTTCTTCCACGCTTTTACAATGGTCCAAATCTTCTAGAATATCCGGTGAAAGTTTAGAATAATCTGGCCTACGTTCTTCCAACATGGTTTTATTGGAATGATGGGAAATTATCCCATAACCAAAAGAGTCTACCCAATGGTCTATGCCATTCTCTTGATACTTTTCAGGGTCCCGATCATCAATCAGCATTTGCGGTAATGTCTCAATCAACTTTTCGCAAGTGCTGAATATCTTAACCCTACTCGTCATTGTCTCGGCGTTCTCATCGAAGTAAGGTTTTAAATATTCGTGAATCGTTGCTTTCCGGAATATCCTGTCTGTTACTGCTCTTATGCAATCCTTAACACCACCCTCAATGTAGAAATCTATAATAGATTTACCTTGTGGTGTATTTTGGTTCTTTGTAAGAGGATTAACCGCCCAGGCATCATGACCTACTACAGTAAAACCAATATGTTCATTTCCGGTTTTAAGCGCCACCTGTCGAGCCTGATCTGAATAACTTACCTTTGGCTCTTTTGGGTCCCTTGTGTATTCTCTGTAAACGTATACCGTTCCAAATTCATCAACAGCATACCAATACCATGCGAAGGGGTCTGTATAACCATTATCAGCAGACCTCCATTTTCGCCAATGGTCAGGAATATCGAACGGTTTTACTACATGAAGATCATAACTAAATTCAGGAAATGCCACGCCTTCAGCAGCAGAAAAGGCTTCTTCGGGAGTATTGGGATACTCTTCTTTAGTCTTCTGCTCACCTAAGTCTTTTCTCGTCTGCTCATACCATTCTTGAGTTCTTCTAGGGTCCGTACTCCAAGGCAAGAACACTCTTGCGAAAGTATTAACCCCTTGAGTTGCTTTTCTCCATATCTCTTCGTAAAGAGTCATGCGCTTTGCTGTGCTTAATCCAATAACCTGACCACCTGTTGGTCTATTTATTGTAGGATAGGCGGCTGCCCATATCTCGCGCGCCCATTGTTGGAAAGCCCACTCATCAAGAATTACTAAACTTGCTGTTAATGATCGTCCAGAATCCTGCGCTGCGGTTAATGAATTGAATACACTAGGTTCTTTACCAGGATGATTAATCGTGATTTGTAAAGTAGTTCCTTCCCAAGTGCGACCATTCCATTTCACAGCCGTTTTCTTCTCTTGAATCATTGTTGAAGGAAGGTATTTAAGAATAAATCCAACACGTCTTGTAAGTTCTTTAGAATCTTCTTCACGCTTGGACATAGCTACTACAGCATAGCCAGGTTGATGAATCATTCGCCATACTGAATAAGCTAAAGCTAACCACGTAAGGCCTAATTGCCTTGCTTTCAATACGATATTCAATCGATTATTCAAGAAAGTTTCTAAGGCTTGTACTTGACCAGGCCACAAAGTAAAAAGAACCGCAAGCTCTGCAGCATCGCGATCCTCAATCTTTACAAAGTGTTCTATGAAATATTGACAACTTCTTCTCCCTAACTCCTGTCTAACCGCATCCAAAGTAGGCAGATCGCTAGGTTTTATCTTAGGTTTCTTAGGCTCTACAGCCTTTTCTACCTTTGGCTTTTTGGCAGCAGCCTTTTTGACCGTTTCTTTTTTAGTTTTTGTTTTTTGCTCTGCCATGTGGTTTCAACTCCCTAGTTAACTGATTCAATAGGATCATAAGTCTTTTCAAAAATGTCAGGTTTACATGGATAGAATTCACCATTTACACCCTTAATGATGTAATCACCCTTACTTGCCTTCATGATACCTTCAAGGGTAATAATCTCCATATAATTCTTGCCAACTGGTTCTCTTACATAATCTCCGCAAAATTCATGTATATCTGCTGAGTTGTTAAACTGCTCTGCTTCAATTACTACGGGTTTCTTACGATAAAACGCCATTTAGTTTTCACTCCTTAAATCAATTGGTTCAAACTCGTCATTTTGTATCTGATGAATCAAGTTCTCGTCCATCATTGCTACCATCCCCTTAGCTTCTACATACGAACGACAAGCTGTAGCTGAACTGAACACCCCACCTTTATCTACAAATGCAATTATTAGTTGGTCAACATTATCCTTTTGAGCAACCAATTGTTCAATCAGGGAACCAATTCTATCTGGTTTTATATTAGATACCTTACTCATTAAAAGATTCCCCTCCCTTATCGGCCTTTTGAGATTCTTGCTGCTCAAGGAATTTTGTAATAACCCAAGGTGGTAAATGTTTGCTTAATTCATCTTGGAAAATGAGAAACAAATTCAAATTCAAATACGTTCCCGAGAAAAAATACATCGGGTTAAAATAAAACTGAACAAAGCGTTTTCCTTGCTCAGTTATTTCAATCTTCCTGATTACTTTTTGGTCAATGGCTTTCTTTAACAACGACCTTCCTTGTCTGTCTTTTAGTCCGAAAGTCCTTATAATTTCCTCTTGCGTAAATGCTCTAACATGTGATCCTACGCGCTTTCCGATCATATTGGAATTAGCATATATATGCCTTGATAATCTGAATATCTTCCCAATCTCAGAATCGCTAAACACATCCGGTAATGGTGTGTCTAGATATGACTTAATACAAAAGCTTTTGTATT